TATCCTTTGGGGAAGCAAGCTTGGAAGACAATTCTTCCAATCAGTTTGGAAATGTTTCCGTGGGGGATACGGTCTATAACCTGACGAGCAATGATACCGGAGTAGTCGTAGCGACGAGCAGTAACAGCACAGTTATTACTGCAATGTTCGACAGCGCAAACGGGGCAAGCGGGAGTTGGGCGGTGAATGATGCTTACTATATAGCTCCACAACCGAGGAAGCAGCTTATCATCGATCCGCCCTCGCTGACGGCAGGGCATACGATTACCGTCGAATATGTCCAGCGCCCCGATCCTGTGTATTCAATGCGGAGATCATACCGGATACCGGATATTTATATGTCGGCGATCGTTAAGTATGCCGCATGGCTGTATAAATACCGCGACCAGCAGCCAGCATTCGGGGACGCTCTATACAAACTGTGGGAACTCGAATTGCGCAGGGCGAAAGGCATGGAACTAAAGCAGGACCGTTTCAGATTCCGAGTTAATTTCACTAAACGGTCGTATCGTGACAGGAGTTATCGCTGATGGCAGACAATCAGAACCTGAAACATAGCTTCTTCGATTGGCCGCTTACCGGCAGGCTGATCACTTCGGTCGATCCTCTTCTTCTCAAGAAAGGTGATTTTCAGGTTTTGCAGAATATGAGATACACCGACCAGGGGATTACCGGTGTTTCGGGCATGACCAGATTGAACGCCAATAATGCGATTACTCCGAGCGTTGTTGTCGGTGGCTTTCATTTCGAGAAGGATTATCCGTCATATGAATCGAATATCCTTATCAACTGCGCCAATTCAACCGCCTCAAATGGGACTTATCAGTATGACGTCTTGCAGAATTCGAATGATTCGGACATTCCGGGAAGCGACAGATGGATGACGAGCATATTCAGTTCGAACCGGACGGCGAAGACTTATGCAAAGACGAAGTTCAATTTCAGCATGGCTCCGAATTCCGCCGTGGCGTTCTGCAACGGTGAAAAGAACTATATCTGGAAGGGGAACGAGTTCAGGGTATCCAGATTCTACGGGGAGCACTATTCCGATGGTGTAATTCTCTATGATGATCCGACAGACAGAATAAACAATTCAATTAACGATTCTCAGAACAGATACCGTCTGATCTCCAATGAGGAATCAAGCGGGATTTCTCCCAATTATACGAAATTGCTTCTGAATTTTAACAATAATCTTACCGATGAATCTGGTAATTCACATACGGTTTTGAACGATAGTTGCACATTCAGCAGTTCCGTAAAGAAGTTCGGAACGCACTCCATCAGGGCGGCGTGGCCATCGGCCTATCTTTATATGTCGGATCATGCCGATTTCGATTTCTCTGACGGTTTACCGTTTACCATAGATGCGTGGGTATATGTCCAGAAGAACTGGCATTCATCTGTCTATGATGCCTATTATAACATCTACAGACATGAGACAGATTACAATAACGGGATGTATTTTCAGATTTATCAGCCGTCATGGGAGCCTTATGAACGTGGATATACCACCCGTGCCATGTTCGCAATTAAGCGTTATGGTGCTCTCGTCTTTTATCAAGAAATAAACATCGGAGAGGATTCTTGGAATCATATTGCGTGGGTTCACAATGGGACATATTACTACATATTCATAAACGGAAATCTCGTTTACAGTATCGCAAGCAGCGGCAAGCTTCCTGCGAATTATACCGGAATTATATATTTGTGTGGATGCGTGAGTGCCCCCGCAGGCGCATCCGCATATTTTGACAGTCTGAGAATAACGAGAAGGGCGGAATGGACCACCAACTTCCCTGTTCCTGCCATTGAGTATCAGCCTGAATTGCCTACGGGCGGGACGGGTATTTGCCAATCTGTTTTCTACTTGGGTTCTGTTGTGCCTTTGAGGGGGGCCAAATTTTATATTCACGAGGCGAATGTAAGCGGCGAACTCAAGGTAGAGTATTGGAACGGTGCCGGATGGAATTACGTGTCCAGTTTGAGTGACGGCACGGAATCTGCCGGAGTGACTATGGCGCAGAACGGGTCGGTTACATGGGCGGATACAGAAACCGGAACTGTCCCCGTAAAGCCGCGTTACCTGAACAGCACTTATCTCTATTTTTACAAGTTTACGATTGCGGATGTTGTTACCGGAGTCCCGAGTTCTACTCCGAGTGCTACACCGAGCGGAACGCCGTCAGCTACACCTTCCGCCACGCCTTCTGGAACTCCTTCTTCTACCCCGAGTGCTACACCGAGTTCTACGCCCTCGGCGACCCCTTCCTCAACCCCGAGTACCACGGCTTCTACTTCTTCTACACCTTCTTCTACGCCATCAAGCACGCCTTCGGGAACAGTATCGGCAACTCCGTCCACGACTCCCTCTTCCACCCCGAGTGCCACGGTTTCGCAAACGCCATCTGCCACCCCATCCGCCACGCCGAGTGAAGGGTATTTGGGTGAATACGGTGCGTGCGTGATCTATCAGGTAACGCTGTTGGCCTATGCACAGGAAATCAAAGACCTGTGGGATGGAGTTGTCAGGCCGATTATGGATTTCAGGAATACGGCCCTGGAAGACAAAACGATCCATCTTGCGTCGGATTATTTCGATTCGGAGGATGATCTGACCTACATAAATCTGAAATCCTTTACGACTTCGGATTACCTTTATTTCGGCTTTGCAGAGAAGGTAAGCGCAATCACGCTGCATATCTACGGGGGTGGAAACACGAATCTCACCGCCATGGCGGTGGACTGCTGGAACGGCGGGGAATGGATCAGTATGAACATCGAGGACGGGACTTATGCAAATGGTTGCTCGATGAACCGTGGTGGAACTATCAATGTCCAAACGTTTGAAATGGAGGAAATGAGGTCATATAAACAGGGCTATCCATACTATTATTATCGTATTCATTTCTCCGCTCAGTTATCCGCAGGCAATATATATCTGTATTATGTAACTGCTGTCCCGAGGCAGAAAAATATCGGATCATATCTATTCCCCGTGATGTGGCAGAATAAGCTGCTCCTCTGCAATGAAACGACCAGTAATCCCAACAGAGTCTTTGGATCAACCCCGAATACTCATTGTGTCTTCAATGGTTCGGGAATAACCGATTTGTATATCGGTGATGGATCGGCCATTCTTGCCGGGGAAACCCTGTTTTCGCGTTTCGGAGGTTCTGTTTACGAAAACCTTGTCCTCTTCAAACGAAATGCGATTTATCTCGTGGACGGTGATAATCAATCCAATTACAGGATCTATACAATCTCGGACAAGGTAGGCATCGCCGCTCCGAGAACTCTGAGGCGTTGCGATGTTTCTTTCGAAGTCGTGCCCGGATTAAAGAAACATGTTCTCATCTGGCTTGCATCCGGCGGTGTAATGATGTTCGATGGAAACACGCTGAATTGCATTTCAGGCGATATTGGCAGTTATTTCGACCGGTATAACAGTAATGCCATCAACACCAGTTATGCGGATATTTCAGAAGCATTCTACGATCCTGAAAACAATGAATATCATCTATTGTGTCCGACGGGCAGTTCGACAACGATCAACACCGAACTCGTCTATGACCTGACAGCCCAGAAATGGTTCACGATTGACAGAGGAGCAGGCAAAGCGTTGAAATGCGGGTTCATTGTCAGCAGTCCGAAAGGACTCATCTACAATTATGGAGCAATCAACTCGTATATCCTGAGGCTTGAATATGGAACGACGTTCGACGGAAACGATATAATCCACAAATTCAGGCTTGCGGATGTATCTCTGTCCGGCAGCATGATGCTGGAAAGCGAACTCAGGAAACTGAAATTGACAGCCGTTGTTAAGAATACGGAAACATCAACGGTGAGTTGCAACTATTATGTAGATGGGAATTCGACCGCTTCGGCCTTGACTCCATTTTCTCAAGCAAACAGCACCACGAGATATTATGATCTTGTCAGGTCTCATTCGATCAAGGGAATCATCCACAGCCCGGAGTTTATATTGGTGAATAATCAGGAAAATATAGGATTTGAGCCTTTAATGGTGAGCGGATCGTTCAGGGTGATCCGTG